GCGCTGGGTTTCTTTGGCGTAGGCCAACAGGCAGCCGGCGGCGCCGATGGCCAGAGTCAGGTTTTCGCAGCCGAAACCTTTCAGGTCTTGGGTGGAAAACTGCTGGCAAAGACTTTTCAGCGCCGAATCGCGCTCAAAATCCCACGGCGCACGACGACGGGCCCCGCGGCGTTTTTCTGCCGGCAGATCTTTTGGCCAGTCGTCCGGGATCAACAGTTCCACTGGATTGACCCGCTCCAGTTCGGCCAGCAGGTTCTCCCAACCTTTGATTTCCAGCACGCTGAAGTTGCCGCTGGTGATATCCAGCACCGCCAGGCCAAACAAACGCTCATCACCCAGTACTGCGGCGATCAGGTTGTCCCGACGCTCATCCAGCAGCGCTTCGTCACTCACCGTCCCCGGGGTGATGATGCGCACCACTTGACGATCCACCGGCCCTTTACTGGTAGCCGGATCCCCGACCTGCTCACAGATCACCACCGACTCGCCAAGCTTCACCAGCTTCGCCAGATAACCTTCTGCGGCGTGATAAGGAATCCCGCACATCGGAATCGCCTGACCGGCAGATTGCCCGCGAGCGGTGAGGGTGATGTCCAGCAACTTGGCGGCCTTCTTCGCGTCTTCATAGAAGATCTCGTAGAAGTCACCCATGCGATAGAACATCAACTGGTCCGGGTGCTGGTTCTTCAGGCGCCAGTACTGCTGCATCATCGGCGTGTGGGAGGACAGGTCGGAGAGGGCTTTATTCATCGGATTGTCAGGCGAGCTCGTTCAAAGGTGTGGGGCAAAAGCGCTGGCATCGGCAGGGCTTTTCCGCGATGGGCGCAAGGTTACCATGGGCGGTCTGCCTGACGCAGGCATCACAGCCGGGTGACACCCTTGGGGTTGTGCCCATCAAGCATGCATGACTTATGCAAATCAGCATTTGTCTTCGGCAAAATCTTCAAGCACTATGCGCCTTATGCAAAAACGCAACGTATCTACCGTCTTAAGAGCGCTGCTCGACCAGCACGGGATCTCCCCCACGGAGCTTCACCGTCGCACGGGCGTGCCTCAATCCACTCTCTCGCGCATTCTCAGCGGGAAGATTGTCGATCCCTCCGATAAACACATTTCGAAGATCGCCGAGTATTTCGCCGTGAGCACCGATCAGTTGCGGGGCCGTGCGGATGTTGTGCCGGTTGCCAATGCCGGGCGCGATCAATTGCATTCGGAACTCAAGGACATAAGTCTGTGGGACGACGATACGCCTGTCGATGACGACGAGGTATCGGTCCCCTTTCTTCGCGAGGTTGAATTGGCAGCAGGATCAGGAAGATTCGTCATCGAAGAAAGCGAGCGCTCTAGCCTGCGCTTCGGCAAGCGCAGCTTGCGTCATAACGGTGTGCAGTTCGATCAGGCCAAATGCGTGACGGTGCGCGGCAACAGCATGCTGCCGGTGCTGCGCGACGGCGCGACCGTCGGGGTCAATGCCGGCAAATGCGGCATCGGCGATATCGTTGACGGCGACCTCTATGCAATCAATCACAATGGCCAGTTGCGGGTGAAGCAGCTTTATCGCCTGCCTACCGGTATTCGCCTGCGCAGCTTCAATCGCGATGAGCATCCGGACGAGGACTACAGCTTCCAGGAAATCCAGGAAGAGCAAATCGTCATTCTCGGTCACGTCTTCTGGTGGGGCATGTACGCCCGCTAACACCTCCTCTGTCAGATAGAACCCGCTCCCGAGCGGGTTTTTTTTCGCCTGTCAAAAACCGTCCGGGCCTTTGTCTGTGGGGTTTTGATGCGTCAGTGCATTTGTAGTGCATGAATAATTGCATTTGTGCATTGACTGTATATGCATACATGCATATTCTTTGTCTCAAGCCGCTCAACAAAGCGGCTCGAAACGAAGCTCTTTAGTTCCACGACAAAGGCAGCGATGAACCGGCCTCAACGGTTCAGAGGGTTGGCAACTGACCCGGGTGTGCAGCGTAAAGCACCAGAAGCAGTTATCCGGCGGGCAGGGACCGCGGTCGGAAAAACAATCTGAACAGACCCGTACCGCGCCAGTAGCGCCGAAAGGTCGATGCGAAGGACCGCATTACTGAAAAGCCCGGCCAACACCGGGCTTTTTGGAATGCCTACCTGACGTCAGGCACGTCAAGAGACATCGTTTGAACAACACCTATTACTCATCAATCACCCCAGGAGGCGTGACATGACAAACGAGCAACAAGCGTTGCTGGACATGCCGATCTGGCTGGTCATCGTCCTCGCTCTAGTGGGCGGGGTGTCCGGCGAAATGTGGCGCGCAGACAAGGAGGGCGCTCGCGGCTGGTCATTGCTGCGGCGCCTGGCCTTGCGCTCCGGCGCCTGCATGGTCTGTGGGGTCTCGGCCATCATGCTGCTGTATGCCGCCGGTGTTTCGATCTGGGCGGCGGGGGCATTTGGTTGCCTCACGGCGATGGCCGGGGCCGACGTGGCCATTGGTCTGTATGAGCGCTGGACCGCCAAACGGATCGGTGTGTGCGAAGTGCCCCCACGAGATTCCCGCCCGGACCAACAGTGAGTCCGCTGCCATTTGAACAGGAAGTCATTATGCCCGCCGTCATCGAAAAACCATCGCAGCTGCATCTTGCCATTGTCGAGGCGCTGCGCCATTCAGGGCTCGTTATCAGTGTCGGCAGTCGCGAGGATTTCACACCGGTGGGCGATCAACCCTGGGTGTTGATCGCGATTGAGCGTGATGCGCCGGGAAACCGCGCCAACGATGGGCGCCTCGGGCATGTGTTGACGATTTCGCTGCAAGTCGTCGTTGCGTCCATGCCGAGCGGGCTAGCGGCCTGCGATCTGGCCAGCGCACTGAAGAATCTGGCAGCGGACAACCGCTGGGGGCTGCCGGCCGATCAATGCGATGTGCCGTTGAATCTCGACGCCATCCCTTCGATTTTCGTCGGTGCAACACAGCAATACCCCGCCTGGACGCTTTCCTTTACCCAGACCCTGTACCTCGGCCCGCTCTTGCTGGACGACCCGCTGGGCACTCCGAAATTTGCCCGCACCTGGGAGGTCTCGGACATCGATGACCCGGATCAATATCAAGCACTCGAGGGCTGAACCATGTTCGATGCGCTTTTACGCCAGCAACTGGGGCCGATCATTGAGCGGTTGGCCGAAATGGAAGCGGAGCTGGAAGGCCTGAACCGGCGTACCGGCAGTCTGTGCCGTATCGGCGTGTGTCAGGAGGTCGATGCGGCCAGCAACACCTGCCGGGTCAGTCATGGTGGGTTGTTGACGCCGGCCATCCGCTTTTTCAACCCCAGCGCCGGGGCGCAGAGCGAGTCGCGGATTCCCACCGTCGGCGAGCAATGCCTGTTGCTGAACCATGGCGACGGCGAAGGCGGCGCCCAGTCAGTCGCGTTGTTCGGGCTCAACGGCAATCAGTTTCCTCCGACCTCGACCCAGGCTTCGCTGACGCGTCGCCTTTACCTGGACGGTACGGAAAGTGGCTACGACCACGGCAGCCATGCCTTGCACTGGCAAAACGGCCCGGCCGCTTTCAACGGCTCTCGGCAAACGCTTGAGCTGAGCATCGGAGCTGCGCGACTGGTGATGTCACCCGACGGCATCGAACTGCAACTGGGGGCCGTGGGCCTGAAGCTCGACGCCTCCGGTGTGCATCTCAGCGGTCCGGTGGTGGATCACCAGGGCCGCGTCATCAGCACGGCATAAAGAGTAATTCCATGATCGGAATCGATAGAAACACCGGCGCGACGGTCGACGACTGGCCGCAGTTTGTGCAGCGCGCGACCCGAGCGCTGACCACCCCTTTGGGCACCCGACAGAAGCGGCCTTTATATGGCTCGCAAATTCCGGACCTGCTGGGGCAGAACCTCGGCGACGACGTGCTGATCCTGGCCCAGAGCCACGCCGCCCAGGCGTTTTTCAACACGCAGAACGGCATCGATGATTTTCAGCCGCAGGTGATTGTCGCCAGTCGGCAGGGCGCCGGATTGCTGTTGCGCTTCGCCGGCACCTGGAAAAACCGAAATCAGACTTTTGAGGTGGTGACATGAGCATGTTGATACCTGGCCAGAACCAGTTGGCGGAGCCGGCGATTGTCACCGTCGAGGCGTTCGAGGAACTGCTCGCGGAGTTCAAGACATTTGTCATCGAGTACGTTGGCGCCCGCGCTCCCGACAGCGCAGTCAGGCTCAAGGACAGCCTTGAAAATGAAAGCGAGTTGTTGACCCTGGCCCTTGAGGCCTTTTGTGTGCGCCTGCAAATTCACGAGCGTAAATACAACGCTCGCATCAGGCAGATGCTGGCGTGGTGGGCCACCGGCAGCAACCTCGATGCACGCCTGGCGGACATGGGCCTTGAGCGCCAATTGCTCGACCCGGGCGACCCGGCGGCATTCCCGTCGATTCCTCCGGTCTACGAAAGCGACGATGACGCCCGGTTGCGTTATTACCTGGCGCCCCATGCACCGGCCGCCGGCTCTCGCATGCAGTATCGCCGCGAGGTGTTCACTCTTGGCGAGCGCCCAGCGGTGAAGGTTGAAACCGCTGCCGCCGGTGAAGTGACGGTCACTTACACCTTTGATCCGGATGGCCATGCGGCACAGGTCAAGGATGGCAACGGACGCCGCACCGCGCCGGGCGACGTGATGGTCACCGTACTGTCTCGCCAGGGCGATGGTTCGGCGACCGAGGAATTGCTCGAAGGGGTGCGCCGGCACTTCGCCCGGCCGGATGTGCGACCGGAAACGGATCGGGTCACGGTGCAGGGCGCCCATATCACCCACTACAAGATTCGGGTGGTTGCCAGGATCAATTCCGGCCCGGATTCGGGGCTGACCAAAGTGGCCGCACAACAGCAGTTGCAAGCTTATGCCGACAGCTGCCATCGCCTGGAAGGACGGGTCGACCCGAGCTGGATCGACTACACGCTGCACAGCGCCGGCGCAGTTCAACTGGAGATTCTCGAACCGCTTGAACCCATCGTGACAACGGCCTTCGAAGCGCCTTATTGCACCGGCGTCGAGGTGGAGGTGTTGACCCTATGAGTGATCAGAAACCTCGCCCGAGCCTGTTGCCGGCCAACAGTTCGGCGCTGGAACGGGCTCTGGATCTGGGGTTTGGCGCATTGCTTGAACGCATCACGCCACCGTTCCCCGAATTGATGAACCCGGCAGAGACGCCTTCGGCATTTTTGCCTTACCTCGCGGCGGATCGCGGTGTCAGCGAGTGGAACACGGAAGCGGTCGATGCGGAAAAGCGTTTGACCGTCGAACTTGCCTGGCCCACGGCGCGGCAGGCCGGCACGCGACAGGCGCTGGAAAACGCTGCCAAAGGGTTGCGCTTGATACCTGAAGTGCATGCCTGGTACGAGCAGACACCAGCGGGCCAGCCTTACAGCTTTTCCGTCCGGGCCTTTACCGAACAACCCTACAGCGAAGCGATCGATGCTCGCCTCGACCGCCGCCTGGCGGACGCCAAAAGTGAACGCGACGTCCTGTCGGTCTCCGTCGGCTTGAGTGCCTTCGGCCGTCATGTCATCGGCGCGGCAACGGTCTGCGGCGAGTTGACCACGGTTTATCCGCTAGTCCTCGAGGGACTGGAGGCATCAGGCCAAGCCTTCATGTCCGCCGGGCTCTACACCGTCGAAACATCCACTATTTATCCTCAGGGGGCCTAATGGCTGACTATTACACCCTGCTCACGAATGCAGGGATTGCCTATGAAACCGCCTGCAAGGCAGCAGGCGTACCGATCAAACTGTCGCAGATTTCGGTCGGTGACGGCGCCGGTGCGGTCTACAACCCGGCGGCAACTGCCACGGCGCTCAAGCGCGAAGTGTGGCGCGGGCCGCTCAATGCACTTTTCCAGGACGAGAAAAACCCCAGCTGGCTGCTCGCCGAAGTGACCATCCCGCCAGAAGAGGGCGGCTGGTATGTGCGTGAAGCCGGCCTCTGGACCGACACCGGCATTCTCTACGCCATCGTCAAATACCCGGAGTCGTTCAAGCCGGTTCTGGCCACGTCGGGCTCGGGTAAAGAGTTCTACATCCGCTCGATTTTCGAGACCAGCAATGCGGCGTCGGTGACGCTGTTGATTGATGACACGGTGGTCAAGGCAACACGGGCCTGGGTGATGGGCTATCTGGCAGACGAACTGGCCAAGCTGGATGGCAAGCAGTCCGTTCGCGCGGCGGCTACCGGCAACGTGGTGTTGAGCGGTGCGCAGCAAATCGATGGCGTTGCGGTCGTCGCGGGTGATCGTGTGTTGTTGCCCTCTCAGACCTTGAGTAAGGATAACGGTATTTGGGTTGTGTCCAACAATGGCTGGTCGCGCGCGTTCGATGCCAATAGCAACGCCAAAGTAACTCCCAGTCTGACGGTCATGGTCGAAGAGGGGGGAACGAACGGTGACTCGCTGTGGCACCTGACAACCAACGGCCCCATCACGCTTGGCACTACAGCGCTGACTTTTGAAATGCTGGCAGGCAGGACCGGAATCCAGCCAGGCAGCTACCGAGGGCTGACCGTTGACAAGTATGGGCGGGCCGTCACCGGTGACAATCCGACCACTGTGGCGGGCTACGGGCTGACAGACGTTTACACCAAGGCACAGGTTGAGTCGTTTGCACTGGGTGTTTCAGGAGATCGTGTAGGGGAAGTCACGCACTTTGCCATGGCTGCGCCACCTGCGGGTTTTTTGAAACGCAATGGGGCAGCCGTATCGCGCACGACCTATGCGGCACTGTTCGCCAGGATTGGCACTCTCTATGGGGCGGGGGATGGCTCCACCACATTCAATCTGCCGGACTCTCGTGCCCACTTCGACCGTGGATTTGATGACGGGCGAAATCTTGATCCGGGTCGCGGTTTCGGCAGTGCGCAGGCGAGTCAAAACGCCGCTCACGTGCATACAGGCAGTGCGGCGGTTGCCGGATCCCATACCCACGCCTTATGGATCAATCTGGATCGAGGGCCGGGCACCGACGGCAATGCCGTGTGGGGAGACGAGCCTTGGTATGGCTCTTCCGGGACAACGACCAGTGCAGCCGGCGATCACACTCACGCGATCACCATCGCCAGTTCGGGTGGTACGGAAGCCAGGCCTCTCAACACGGCTTTCCTCGCCTGTATCAAATATTAATCAGAACCACATTGGAGTTTTTGAGAATGTCAGACGAACGCATGGCCGTTGAAGGCGAGGTGTCCTGGTGGCTCGCTGATGAGGTCACACCACCGACAATCTGTAATGTGCACCCTGTCACCGCAGAGTTCATCAGCACTGGAGAGGCGGACCCCAGCCCATTGGAGCCTTTCACCTGGTTGATCCCCGCGCATGCTTATCAATGCGAGCCCCCTTCGCCAAAGCCGGGCAAAGTCTCAGTCAAGGATTCGGCCGGCGGCTGGAAACTGGTGGCTGATCATCGTGGTTCAACTGTCTACAGCACTGAGACGGGGGAGGCGCAAGTCTGGGAGGAATTGGGGGACTTGCCCGAAGGTTTTACGCACGAAGCCCCGGCAAGCCCGTTCGATAAATGGCAGGAAGATCAATGGACCGTCGATGAGGTGGCAACCTCAGCTGCCCTGAAAAAGAAAGCGGCGAAGAGAAAGCTGCTGATGACGCAATTCAGCACAAACATGATTGCCACATTGCAGAACGCGTTTGATCTGGGCATTGCCACTGAGACCGAGGTCGCAGCGCTTACAACCTGGAAAATCTACGGAGTTGAGCTCAATCGTGTCGATATTGTTGGCAAGTCGCCTCTAGACAGTGAATGGCCGATCAGTCCGAACGATGCCTTGATGGCTGCCTGGCTGGTTGCTCAGGGTTTTGACAATCCACCTCTGGAGACTTTCATCGTTTCCGAATAAACGCCCCGCACCGCCGGGGCGTTTTTTATCCACCCACCCATACACAACACCCGTCAGCCCCTTCCTCAAGGGGCTTTTTCGTTTATGGAGAAACACAAATGGCAGAACGCCAAACGTACACCGTGCTCGTCCCATTCCCCACCGGGGGTGGTCACTGGTCGAGCATCGGCCAGGAACTCGATCTGCTCGAAGTAGAGGCCAGCGCCCTGCGTAACGCCGGTCGCCTGGAGCTGAAATCCACATCCACCCTGGCCAAAAAGGCCGCTGCCAAGAAGGCTGAATAACCATGGCTGAGGTTCTGAACTTCGAGCACAACGGCATTACCGTCAATGCCACTGAATCCCCCGAGGCCATGGGTGGCCTAGGTGACAACGTCATCGGTCTGATCGGCACCGCGCCGAAGGCCGATCCGCTGATTCCGCGCAATGCGCCGTTCCGCATCAACAGCTTCACCACCCAGGCACTGCTGGACCCGACCGGCACGGAAGCCGGCACGCTGTATCACGCGGTGTACCAAATCCTCAAAGTGGTGAAGGTGCCGGTCTACGTGGTCATCGTCGAAGAGGGCGCCACCCCGGCTGACACGCTGAACAACGTCATCGGCGGCATCGACCCGCTGACCGGCCGCAAGCTCGGCCTTGCGGCACTGGGCGGAGTGCCGGAAGACCTGACCATCATTGGCGCGCCGGGCTTCACCGGTACCAAGGCAGTGGCCGGCGAATTCGCCTCGTTCGGCAAGCGCATCAAGGCGCGTGTGGTGCTCGACGGCAAGGATGCCGCGGTCGCTGATCAAGTGACCTACAGCCAGGAACTGGGTGGCGCGGAACTGGGTTTCGACCGCTGCCTGCTGGTGCACAACATGCCGTCGGTGTACTCCAAGGCCGCGAAGAAAAATGTCTTCCTGTCGCCTTCGAGCCTGGCCATCGCGGCTCTGGCCAAGGTCAAGCAGTGGGAGAGCCCGGGCAACCAGGTGACCTTCGCCGAAGACGTTTCGCGGGTGGTGGAATACAACATCCTCGACACCTCCACCGAGGGCGATCTGCTCAACCGCTACGGCATCAGCTACTACGCCCGCACCATCCTCGGCGGCTTCTCGCTGCTGGGTAACCGCTCCATCACCGGCAAGTTCATCAGCTACGTCGGCCTTGAAGATGCGATCAGTCGCAAGCTGGTGAAAGCCGGCCAGAAAGCCATGGCCAAGAACCTGACCAAGTCGTTCATGGATCAGGAGGTCAAGCGTATCAACGATTGGCTGCAAACCCTGGTCGCCGACGAAACCATTCCCGGCGGCAGTGTCTACCTGCACCCGGAATTGAACAGCGTCGAGAAGTACAAGAACGGCACCTGGTACGTGGTCATCGACTACGGCCGCTACGCGCCGAACGAACACATGGTTTATCAACTCAACGCCCGCGATGAAATCATCGAGCAATTCCTGGAGGACGTTCTCTAATGTTTACCAACCGCGTAAGACAGGCCATTGCGGCCACCCTGCAAGGCCTGCCGTTGTCGGCGACTGTGGATGAGTTCACCCCGCCGAAGATCGAGTTCGATATGGAAGCGATGACGGGCGGGCGCTTCATCGCCGAGGAAATGGCCAAGAGTGCCAAAGCGCTCAACGCCAAGCTGATCCTGCAAGGTGCGGGGCCAGAAGTGATGCTCGCCCTGGGCGTGAAACTGGGCGACGACATTTTGCTGAACGTGCGCGAAGCCGGTCAGGATCAGGACGGCAACACCTGGTTCACCTATCACACCGTCGGCGGCAAGCTCAAATCCCTTGAAGAAGCCAAGCTGAAGATGGGCGAAAAACCCACCACCACGCTGGAGCTGTCCTGCCGCACTTACAACCGCCTGGAAAACGGCGTCCCGGTGATCGACATCGACGTGCGCACACAGCGGTTCGTGCTCAACGGCGTCGACATCCTCGGCGATGCGCGTCGCGCAGTGATCCTTTAACAGTCAAAACGCACAACCTGTGGGAGTGAGCCGGCTCGCTCCCACAAGGATTTTTGCCCTGTTTGATACCCCATCATGATTCACCAAGGAATTTCCGACATGCCCTGGATGCCACCCAAACATGACCTGTTGTCGCCGATCATGGCGGATGACGGGACGCAAATCGAGCAGATCCAGCTCAAGCCGTTGTACTACGCCGCACAGAAAGAAGCCCTGGCCCGTGCGGGCGATGATGAAGACGATCAATTCTTTGAACTGGCGGTGCTGGCCACCGGGCTGTCGGTCAAGGAGCTCGATCAACTCAAACGCCCGGACTACGTGAGCATCGCGCAATACGTTCACGAAATGTCGACCCGGCCCGCCTCGCACTTTTTCGAACAAAGCGGTGAGACCGAAACCGACGATCCCGATCAGGTCCGGTTGCTGCAGCCACTGGTCGTGGCGGACCGCACCCTGACTTCGCTGACCCTGGAAATGCCGGTGCTGCGTGCGACCAAGGCGATGAAAAAACTCAAGACCGCCAAGGAGCGCGCCGAGTTCATCACCGCCCATTGCACCGGCCTGATGCTGCCCGATCTGGCCCTGTTGACCGTCCCTGACTGGACGCAATTGCAGGTGCGCATCGACGATTTTTTAAACCAACCGGCGGCCTTCTTTCGGAACGCGACATCGAAGTAATCCTCGATATCGTGCCGCTCATTTACCCGGTAAGTGAGACGGAAATTCTGGAGTGGGACGTCGAAAAGGCCTTGCGCCGCTACGACATCGCGATCACTCGCCTTGGCGTAAAACAGGAGTAAGAGCGCGATGGCGGACACTAAATATTCGCTGGCCGGTGCGCAAAACATTGCGTTGTCGCAAATTGGCAGCGCGTCTCAAACATCGGGGGACGACAGCTTCAAGGTGCCTTTGACAGGGTTGAATCTGGCACTGTCGACGAGCAGCCTCGACATCCGCCTTTTGGTCGCGGAGCAAGTCAAACTACGTGAAGCTCTGATGTCGTTGAACAATACCCTGTTGTCGCGGCCGTCGTTGCTCAACACGAATGCTTCCGGCGCGACACCAAGCGGAGAACCCAAGTCAAAGCTCAAGGCTGAAATTGACCAGCGTTCACCACCTGACTTTCTCAAGTCAGCGATGGCAATTGAGTCGGCGATGATCGAACTCAATCAGGTGTTGAAACTGGACGACGCCCGGTTGCAGAAACTGTCGCAGGCCAACCTGCAAATGGCCAGTGACAAGCAGGTCGCTCCAAGCGGGGCGACGGCGGTGCAACTGGCACAGGTTGAACTGGCGGCAGTGACGGGGGGAATCGGAAAGGGACTCGACCCGGCAAAGCAACAGGATGAATTGCTGAGCTTCACTCGCGACAGTGCAGTGATGGCATCCGCGTTCAATCTCGACGTTAAAACTGGCAGTGAAATGCTGTTGGCTTGGCGCACCTCGATGAAGCTGGATCGGGTGCAAGGCCAGGACCTGGCGGATGCGATCAACCACCTGGGCAACAGTGGTCTGAAAGTCAAAGCCGCTGACATTGGTTCTGTGGTGCAGCGCGCCGCGGAGGAAGGCGCCGCGGCAGGAATGCCCCCGGAACAGGTAGCGGCACTCGCAGCGGCGTTTTTGAACAGCGGTGTGGACAAGGCCGGTGCCAGTGCCGCGGTGAATGGTTTTGTCACGGTTTTGGCCAAAGGAGATGCGGCCTCATCAGCGCAACACGCAGCCTGGGCTGAACTCGGCACTAAGTTTAATCCCCGAATGTTGGCCGATGGTCTGCGTTCTGACGCCCCGGGAACCATCAAGTCAGTGCTAGAAGCGCTGAAGCAAAAAACTCCCGAAGAGCAGCAGTCACTTACAAAGACGCTGTTCGTCGATAACACGGCGATTCTTGAACTGCTGAAAAAACAGGAGGATGTCAGCACGGCTTTTTCGCTGGTGTCTGACAAGAACAAGTTCGCAACGTCAGCACTCGCCGGTAAACCCGGGTCGGTGGCGCAAACCGCCGAAGCGCTGGGCGAGAGCTCCCAAGGACGATGGAATGCATTGGAGGCGAGTAGAACCCGGATGTTCGCCGGGGGCGGTAGCGCGCTGGCGCCGTTGACTGATGGCGTGATGGTAGCGCTCGGTGCATTGGCCGATGGATTGAGTGAGGTTGCTGAGTCTCAACCCAAAACCACCGCTGGACTGCTGGTACTCGCGGCGGCCATTGCGTTGTCTCGCGGTGCTGAAATTAAAGTCGCGATGGCGTCCGCTATTACTGCCGCTGCGACAAAACTTTTGGTTCTGGCCGGCGCGCGCCTCAGCCCTGTCTCGGATGAACTGGAGGCAGGCGCCAAGAAAGGAGGTAAAAAGGGAAGCCGAGGCAGTAACAAAGGAATCGCCGCTAACAGGAGCAAAGCCCCGAGTAAATCTGCTGCCACAAGCGTCGCCAAGGTGTCGCACTTGTCGCCGGAAACTCGTTTGTCTTTGTCGGGTGCTGCCAGGATGGGCTCCGCAGTGACCGGGAAGCTTGCACCGCTGATGCTGCTCAGTGCTGGTTACGATGTCATTAAAGGCTTGGAGACGGGTGACAAAAAAGCGGTTGGCGGGGCGTTGGGGTCAGCCGGTGGCGGGCTGGCGGGAGCCTACGCCGGAGCTGCTGCCGGAGCAATGATTGGCAGTGTGGTGCCAATTGTGGGTACAGCGGTTGGTGGCGTGATCGGTGGCCTGTTGGGTGGCATGGCGGGAAGTCAGGGTGGCACTTGGCTGGGCGAAAAGCTCGCCACCGCGTCAGACCAACTTGGCGCCCCAGGCCAGGTCAGCAAGGACCTGACCAGCGCCCAGGCGCCAAGCCAGCAGGTCAACTTCAACCCGGTCATCCAGATCAGTGGTGCCGATCCAGGCTACTCCGAGCAAATGGTCGAGAAGGTCATGGCGCAGTTGCGACTGCAATTCAATGGTGAGTTTGTCCCGCTGATGACCACCAACCCCCTCGCCACACGACGTGACGCGGCCCTGACCGATGGAGGTAAGTAATGCGCCAGCAAATGGCATTGGGCGATTTCATCTTTGGCTTGTCCCGTAACTTCGCTTACAGCGGCATCGTGCACACCTCGGACGGTGGCTGGGTGGAGCTGGACATTGTGACGGGCAAGCCGAAGTCCAGTCAGACCGGGCAAAAGGCCCAGACGCTGAAGATTACGGGGACGTCGATGTACGCGGTGGCCATGGAGCGACTCGATGAACTGCGCGCGCTGCAGGAACAGCGTAAGCCGGTGCCGTTGGTGGATGGCATCGGACGCAACTGGGGGCTTTGGCGAATCAACACGGTGACGGAGACCCAGAGCATGATTATCGATGACGGCACGGCGATGGTCGTCGCTTGGGCCGTCGACCTGTCGGAGTTCATCCATGCGTAGAGTTCGAAGTATGGCTGGTGATTCGGTGAACCTGTTGCTCTACCGCGAACTGGGTCGCTGTGACGATGCCGTCGAAGAAGCACTGTGGCGGCTCAACCCCACGCTGGCGGAGCCGGGGCCGGTATTGCCCGCGGGTATCTGGGTGGTACTGCCGGAAATTGATTCAGAACCCGTTGCGACCATACCGGATACCGCGTGGGATTAAGGAGGTTCCATGGCATTGGGTTTTACGCCAGCGATTCACATTTATGGGGCCAATGAGGCCTTGATCAATAAGCGCCTGATCAGTTGGCAACACATTGATGCCGCCGGTATCGAGTCCGATCAGTTGACCTTGACGCTCGACCTGGAAGGGCTTGAGGGGCTGCCAAGCCTGGGTGGCAAGATCGGCCTGCGGGTCGGTTACGTGGAGTCCGGGTTGGTGGACAAGGGCCAGTTCATGGTGACCCGCCGCACGCCGACGCTGTTTCCGCTGCGCATGACGCTGGTGGCCACCGCCGCGCCGTTCAGTGCAGAGGACAAGACCGGGTTCCTGCTGCGTCGCTCGGCCAGTCATGGCCCGACCACCCTGGGCGCGCTGTTTCGCGAATTGGCTTCCCGGCACGGCTTTTCGCCCCGTGTGGCTCCCGAGCTGGCCCTGAAAAAAATCGCTCACATCGATCAGACCAACGAAAGCGACATGGCGTTTCTGACACGCCTTGCCGGCAGGTATCAGGCCATCGCCAAACCGGTTAATGAGCTGTATGTGCTGGCGCTCCCCGGTCAGATCAAGTCGCTGTCGGGCAAGGTGTTGCCCCAGGTGAAGCTGTCGGTGACCACTAACAATCGCCCTGGCGATCATGCCTTCATCTCCGCCACGCTCGATGACTCCGCCCGGGCGAAAAACCAGGGCTGCAAGACGAGTTGGTGGGACGCGGCGGCCGGGTTGGTACGGGTGATCGAAACCGGTAGCGCACCGTTCAAGGTCATAGGCCCGCTCTGTCAGAATGAACAAGATGCCAGGGACGTCGGTGAGGGTGAGGTGCGCAAATTGCTGCGTGAAAAGCTCAAGGTGAAAATCAGCTGCCCGGGCAATCCCGCCCTGTCTGCCGAGGGTCTGTTAATGCTGGACCCCTCATGGCCAGACTTCATGCGCGGTTACTGGTCAATCGACAAGGTCACCGCCAGCGGTGATCGTTATCAAAGTTATCGCTGCATGATCGATGCGACCTGCCTGGACGCCACCCAATAACGCATTGACGCCGGTCGGGATGATCAATGGCGAACGGAACATGACTGATGCCGCTTACTGTTTTGCAATTGCAGCAAATACTTCCAAACGCCCGCAGCCAAGCGGGCGTTTTCATTGGCGCGCTCAATGGCGCCATGCAAGGCCATTCTATAAACACGTCCAAACGCAGCGCCGCTTTCCTTGCGCAAGTGGGTCACGAGTCAGGGCAGTTGCACTACGTGCGCGAACTCGGCAGTGACCTGTACCTGAGCAAATACGACATCGGCACCTTGGCCGCTCGTTTGGGTAATACCGCGGCGCTCGACGGTGATGGTCAAAAGTACTGCGGTCGCGGCTTGATTCAGATCACCGGCCGCCACAACTATCAACGGTGCAGTCTCGGAGTGTTCGGCGACGAGCGTCTGCTCGAACTGCCGGAACTGCTGGAGCAACCCCGATGGGCCGCCGAATCCGCCGCCTGGTTCTGGGCAGAAAACGGCCTCAACGAACTGGCCGATCGTGACCAGTTCAACAGCATCACCCGCCGGATCAACGGTGGCCTGAACGGGCTGCAAGACCGTTTGCAACTGTGGGCGCGGGCGAGGGCGGTGTTATGCCAGCCTTCGGTCTGATCCCGGCGTCGTGGCGGGTCGTGGGCGTTGTTGCGGTACTGGCTGTACTGGCCGGTAGCTCGGCGGCGCTGGCCTGGCGATTTCAGGATGAGCGTTACGGGCGACAACTGGCGGAGCAGGCCCGGTTGCATGGCGAAACGTTGAACCAACTGACGTTGACCGCCGCGACCCGGCAGCAGGCGGATCAGGACAAGCGACGGCTGCTTGAGCAGCAATTGGCCGCCAGCGAGAAAAATCATTACCAGGTACTAACCGATGTTGAACTGGATCAAACTCGCCTGCGCGATCGTCTTGCCACTGCTGATGTGCGCCTGTCAGTCCTCCTCGATGCCAGCGACACTTCCACCGGCGGCGCAGTGTCAGCCGCCTCCAGCCCCGGCGGCGTGGATCATGGAGGCGTACGCGCCCGACTTGACCCGGCGCATGCTCAACGAGTTGTCGCCATCACCGACACCGGCGATCGAGGACTGATTGCCTTGCAGGCCTGTCAGGCCTATGTCAGAGCACTCATGCGCTAACATTTTGATCGACCCTGTAGCTTGCATGCGCGATGCGCTCGTGTACGGTAGGTCTTATTCAGCCCGATCAGGAGATGACC